CTGAATGTCCCTATTTAAATGTTGCAGTATAACCCGCATGGTTACTGTTCTTAATCCGACCACGGGCAAGGAGGAGAAGCGACCGATAAACGAAGTTGCATCCTCTCACATGGCAAGAAGGACATTCATAGGCAATCTGTATAAAAAAGTCAAAGACCCTAACCTTGTCGGTGCGCTCTCCGGACATACCGAAGGAAGCAAGGCTTTTGCCAGATACCGTGAGATAGACGATGAAATAAAGAAAGAGGTGGTTTCTTTGATTGAATAACTCTAAAGCGTTCCTTTATTCGGCCAATATAGTTATGTTAATTTTATATCACGGCGTTAAATAAACAATCATGGTGCAAAAATTGTTGTATATTCAAATATATCAGCGTATATTTGCAACGCTCATCTACAAATAGAAGGAGTTTCGGGGCTCGGTTTATCTTGATATAAATCTGAGCCCTGCGTCTTTTATTCAATATTCGGTAAACGCTTCTTCATCTTCTTTTTTATACTTTTCTCCGCATATTCTTTGTTCAAGTAATAGGCTGTCAATAAATAATAAGAACTTTTTCTTTGGCATTCAAGAACTATCACATATTTCTCCTTCTTATTGTAAATATATGTTTTTGTGACATCGCAACGTTTTCTTTGGTCGCGCTCTGTTACACTAAAAACTTCTACATTTTCAGATACCAATTCTTGGATGTGATGATTTATCCAATGCAGCCGTTGAGAACGGTCTTTTTCAAAAACTCGTTTAGCTGGGAGTAGGTTGCCATTCTCATCTATTTCTTGTACTTCCTCGCAGGTAAGATGTGTAAATTGTCGCCCCATATCAGCTTCACCGTCCGACTTGATTGGATAGATTTGTTTTTCTCTAAACTTGAAATTTGGATTATCTTCTATATCTCTTTTATAGATTCTCATAAGAGACTCTTTGCGTTGATATTCATTTAAATGTAGAATCTCAAGTAACTCCGGATATTTCTTTAATAAATTGAAGGGCATAGTTATTATTTTAGCGAGATAAAGAATAGATTAAACTTTTTCTTAAATAATGGGGTTGTTTTATTTAATGAAATATTTGCATGTTCTTGTATTTTATCTACAATCTTTCTTTTGGCAATAACCTTACCTTCTACATCCCCTTTCTCAATTCGTAAATTATAATTTATGGCTCCCATCAATATATCTGCCAACTGTACAAAACTACTCTCATGAGAGCGTATAAATTGAAAATGCCTAATAGATGTGTTCCATTTTAAAATTTCCTGCAGTTTATGTAGTTTATTATGGCTACAGGTGTCTTTTATATCGAAAAACACATTGTATTCATTCTCCATGTCAGTCAGATGATGCAGAAGCTGATAGTACATTCTGAAATAGAAGTCATTGAAAGTATATTCAGGACGTGTTTCATCTATCTGAGATTTATCCACGATGACAACTCTAAACTTCATGTCTGTCATAAAAAAATAGTCAACGAGTTCATTATACATCGGATACGTTGCATCATGTACATTAGTCCATTTCAGCTCACCTTCGTAATTATGTTTTGCTTTAATGGCCTTAATTTGCTCCCTTGCCATTTTTATTTGTGGATATGCAATACTTACATACCCCAAAAGCATATAAGGATGACCGTCATTCTTTAGATGTGTACTTTCGTCACAATAAATATTAAATGTTTTACTCATACTCATTCTACTTTAATGTTTATATTCTTCCCGCAGTTCGGGCACGTGATAGAGGCTCCATCGCTTTTGGGCTTTTCAAATAGTTCAGTTATCGGGCAACCTATGGCATCCGCAATCCTTAAAAGAATTTCCGTAGATGGATTACCATTTACATGAGTGCTAAGAGTAAAACGGGAAATTCCCATTTTTTCAGCGACTTCATTAATTGATGTGCCATGTTCTTTGATGGCTTCTTTAATTCTTAGTTGCTCAATCATACTTCATAAGTTTTGTTTCTGCAAAGATACATTAATATTAAAGATGTGGTATTATCGTATCACTAATTAAAGTTAAATGATATATTATAATTACACCTTTATTTGTTTATGTGGTACGAAAATACCACCTTTGTGTCGTCAAAGTTAAACAATAAAGAACAACGATTATGAAACGCTACAACTTAAGTAAGATAATGAAAGCCGCCCACCAGATTAAGAAGTACATGAAACTGTATTCACTCACTCATGGAGTAAAGACTTGGGCAGACTGTCTTAAACTTGCTTGGTCTAACGAAAAGAAACGTGTAACTGATGAAGAGACAAGAACCGCAGAGAAAGAAGCCATGAGAGCCGCTTTAGTTGAACCTATCGAGCGCAGTTCTTATGATGATTTGTCAATCCCGGCATCTGCTTACTATAATCCGTATAGCTACGGGCGTTTCGGTTCTCATTATGTAGGTGATTAATTAAATATAGAATATCATGGAAGAAAACAAACAGCTCGTAAACAAGATATGTACCTCTATCGAGGAACTTGGCAATATAATAGCAGACAATGTAGCCGCATCACACCAGGACTATGAGAGGATGATTGCCGACCTGGATAACTCAATAGCTGAAATGAAGAAAAGATTAGGAAATGATTGCCGCGTAAACAGATAGTGTAAGATGCACGTTGAGGTTTCGACCAACGTTTCACGTTACGATGCCCCGCCAGCAATACGGCTGGCGGGCTGGCAAGAAAGGCATTACAAGCAGCCTCTATACACTTAGGGGCTGCTTTTTCTATAAATAACAAACCTTTTGCCAATTGTTTGTTCTGCACACGACATTTTTTAGGTCGCGCAATCGGTTAGTGGTAAATTCGCAGACAGAAATAATGCAGCCATCCTCACGGCTGAAAAAGTATAAACCCCGCCATCGGTAAGAAGTGAGGAACTTGCCTTTGGTGGGGTTCAATTTTTAAAACTGCGTAAAAGTATGAATAATATTCAGATTTTCCAAAATGAGCAGTTCGGGAAAGTAAGAATTGCTATGAATGAGAATGAAGAACCGTTGTTTTGCTTGGCAGATGTAGCTAAAGCACTTGGCTATTCAAATCCTGCTAAAGCTGTTATAGACCATTGTAAGGGGGGTTACTGTTTTGGAAACCCCCACCCAAAGTGGTGTACAAGCTATAAAGTATGGCAAAGAAAGTGAAGTTTATCGGTTGACAATGAAATCCAAATTACCGGATGCTGAAAAATTCCAAGATTGGGTTTGCGATGAAGTTTTGCCCTCAATCCGCAAGCATGGTACATACATGACGCAAGAAACGCTTAAAAAGGCTTTGACCTCACCCGATTTTCTAATTCAGCTTGCAACCAATCTAAAAGAAGAAAAGCAAAAACGTATCGAAGCCGAACAAAAAGCAGAAATTGCAGAACAGAAGATTCAAAAAGATGCACCTAAAGTTCTTTTGGCTGATGCCGTTTCAGCTTCTCAACGTTCTTGCTTGGTTGCTGAATTGGCAAAGATACTGCAACAAAATGGAGTAAATATCGGTCAAAACCGTTTGTTTAGCTGGATGCGTGAGAATGGTTATCTTTGCCAGAAGGGTGACTACTACAATCAGCCAACACAAAAGGCCGAAGAATATGATAATGCCAGCTTTAAAGTTCTGAATTTGACATCTAACAGTATGACAATAGAAGGAATGGAAGGCTCTACATATTATGCAAAAATGATATACAAAAAGTTAAATTAAGGAGGGTATCCTAATATAAGCATTTTGCCCCGTTCATGAGTCCGGGGCTTTTTTATAATTTTATTCATAGCGATACCCATTGGGTAGGGTATTAGGGTTATACTCTCCTTTTTCTACATATCGGGCAAGTTCTTCCGCCATTCTTATAGCTGTTGACGCTTCGGTATTTCCGGTTACTAAATTGCTGTTGATTACAATAGATACGAACTTCATTCTCTTCCTTTTCGAGAGGAAATTTTTAATTGAGGTTTTAATATTCATACTCGTTTAAAGACCAAGTTTTTCATAACTTCTATCTCATTCTTTCCTATTTCTGTCCTTAATTTTTATAAGTAGCTGATTTTCACCAATGGGCATTTTTGACCTATGGTTTTTATCAAGCCACATCTTTACCCAAGAACTTATCTACAAAGTAAATCTGCCCCTTGCCAGTCACTTTAGTAGTGGTAGTTACCAATACAGAGCCATCTGGCTTAGTGATTGATGTTTTCTTCAATTCAAAAAGTCCCAATTTCATAGCATTGGAGATGGGAGTTATTGTATTTCCGCTGATAGTAAATGTATATCCTTCACCTTCTTTTACCCATTTCTTTGAATATACACTCCAGTAATAAGTAACTTGATAATATTTGTTTCCATCCATTTTAAATATATCTATCTTGGCATCACTATAAGAAGATGGGTCTAACGGGTCACAGTCATAATCCCATTCGAAAGGGTCTGACGGGTCGTATTTATCATACCCTTCCGAATGTACAAGCCCCCAACTTCCCTCTATCAAAGCAGCGTCTATATCATCTTTGTCATCAGAACAAGCCGTAAATAATACCATTGGCAGTATTACCAGTAAAAATAAAGTCTTTTTCATATTTATAAATGCTTTAGTTAAATAATGTGCGGCAAAGTTAATTACTTCTTTAGATATATAATATATTTTATTCTACAATTGTTGCAATACATGTTATAAAACACAATGCAAAAGTTTCGCTCTTGCATTTCGTTTGCTGTTTGAAAACTAAAGATTATATAAGAATGACCGTCATTCTTTAGATGTGTACTGTATCTACAGCCTACGAGGTATGCAATCTGGAAATAATCTCCCCTGTATCTTTACTCAGCACCAAATGATATTTTTTATTTTCTCCAGCTTTGGTGATAGCCCTAACATCTATCGTTACATTATTTCCTTCTAAAGAATAGTCTGCTTTAATTAACCTTATTTCCTCTTCGGTGAATCCTGTCTCCCACGTTATATATTCATACTTAGACATGTCAGCACATACAACAGTATTTCCTACAGTGTATATCATGTTATTGGGAGAAAAAAGAATATAGTTATTTTTCTCTATATTTTCAACCCATATATCAATACCACTCCATGATATATCATCTGTGTAATTTAAATTTTCATCCAATATAGCCATGTCATTATAGCTTGTTTTTGGTGTAATATAAATAGCTATGTACTCTCCATACCAATTTATCATCCTTTCAGGGAAAAAACGATGGTTATGATAATCGTCACTGTCGAAATACACTTTCCGAACAACTTCCCCATTTTGTATTTTTAGTATAAACTTGTGTGGATGATAGGGTTTATCGTATAGACTTACAAATACATATAAATTATTATTCTTTCTAAAAGCATCTAATAGATAGCACCCATCAACAGTGTAATATTCTTTCTCTCCAAAACCCCTATCATGAACATAATCTTCTGCCTTGTCTTTAATGGTAAATATTACATTTTTCTCCGCATCTACGGCTTCTATATAGTAATATCCTTCAAAAACATATCCTCTCAGAGCCATGTCGTCTACTTGAATAAAACTGTCACTACTATGATTAGGTATCTCAGGCTCATTTATGATGTTTTCATCTGAGCCACAACCTATCAATAATAAAGATATTGCTACAAAAAAAAATAAACTTTTCATAACGGACTTATTTACCAGATTTACAGTCGCTTTTTTAGTGAATATATTACCATTTCCATATTATCATTATCGGTAGCAAGATTCGTTATCCAAATTTTATTCCACATACGAGAAAACAACTTTCTTTCTACATCTAAATAATCCTTGTTTTCAATTCTTCCATATCCAGAATTATCTAAACCGTAACAATTAGCACAGAAATTTATAAATTCTTTCAATTCGTCAGTTAAAATACTACTTCTTCCTATAAAGGAAACATTTAACTCGTTTTCTCCAACTTCTATTATCTTAAGTTCATAAAATACTCCGAGTTCCAACTCTTTTAACCTAAGTTTATAATGTCTAACCTCTTTCCCAGCAATATTTTCTTCTGAATGAGAATAAGTTGGGCTATATTGAAATAGGTTATTTATATCTATATGAAAGAAATCTGCAATATCATTTTTTACTTGTTCCTCTCTTTCTGGTTTACTTTTAAACATGTCAAGAAATCCCATAATATTAAATTAATTTGGTGTATTTATCTCCTTCTTGGCCTTTGCAATTCTATCACATTAAAAATTTGCCTGACTTCTGCTAAATCAATAACCCTATCAGGATACATATCATTTAGGGAATGTATTGTTATCGTATGATTTTCTACATTATGGTCAATAATCCTTTTGACTAATATTCCTTCTTCATGGACTATTACAAAATCCCACTTTCTAATGTGAAGTTTGTACTCTGCCCATAGATATGGAGCAATTTCCCGACAAAGAAGTTTATCTCCTTCAAGATAGCTTTCCTCAGTCCCATCGTTCATGCTATCACCTCTAACTTCAAAAGCCACATAATTCCCTTTAGCCTCATGGTCTATTATAAAAGGTATAGTAGGCAATGTAGCTATATATGCAGCATCTTGAAAACCACATAGATAACCAGCCTGCGCATATTGGTTTACTAGCGGTACATTTATGATATAGTTTCGGTTTAATGGTATAGCTTCTAAAATTTCTATATCTTTTATAGAATTAGTAATAGGCTCTCCTTTTTCGTAAAGAATCCAATCCATATTCCAATGCGGAAAGCTCTTTTTTATTTTTTCTATTGTAGGCTTTCTAAAAGAATCTCCGACCTTATCTAAATATCCATTACCTAAGCCCGATTTAGTATAAAATTGGTTAGGGTTAATACCTTCTTTTTCAATAAGATAAAACATTCTCTCCTTTAACGTCATATAGATATTTGATTTTTGATAGTTAGAAATTCTAGCTTATTAATATTTATTAACTAGAAGTACTATGCTAGATATAGAACTTCTAGTATATTTGCATCATAAATCAGTTAGAAATCTGATTAGTCAATTAACCAATGCAAATGTATTAGTTATGAATGATATAATCATAAAAAAAGCAAGAAAAAAACTAATTAAGAAGGTGGACGTAAAAAAAACTCTCCTTGCAATGGAACCTCTGACCTGTGTTGAATATACCATAAATGATATGCTTCCCGGGAATGTCAAAACGGCATCCACAGAATTGAAGAGCGATAAAGCCAAATCAAGGGGCGAATATGGTAAGTTTGAGTTCAAAGCTGTAAGCAAAACAAAATACGAAGTAACCAGACTAAAATAGGAGATAAAGCTATGGATATTCGGGAAATAATGAGAAGCAACTCTTCCAGCCAACAGCTTTTTATAGTTAGCGCACAGGACTTAAAGAGAGCTTTTTTAGAATGGAATGAGGAAGTGAAAGCAAATACCTTACCCGACTCGAATGACAAACTCATATCTCTCAAGGAAGCGGCAGAGATATTACATGTTCACCCGTGTACGCTGGATAGATGGGGTAAATCAGGCTATCTGCCCAAAATTAAGATTGGAAGAAAGGTTTACTACAGTCCAAAAGAAATTGACAACATAAAAGCCAATCATTAATCACTATACAATATGAAAACCTACGATTTAAACAGAGCCTCCCGGCTTGCGCTTCGGATAGCCTTAGTTATTGTGGTAATGGCGGGATGTATATACAGCGGCCATGTGGAATACAACGATGATGTGTTGTCCGGCATGAGTTCCGAGAAGTACGACTTCATCAGCAGCCGGATAAATGACAGTTCACGGTCGGCGGTAGTGTCGGAGTACATGAACAACAAGCAGTACTACGACAGCCTTGACTATTAGTAAAACTTTCCTCTTAGCTCATCCAGGCAGAGCATCGCTATGGCTATTATGAACCGGAAACATAGTTAGCGAAAGTCGCACGTTCGAATCGTGCGGAGGGAGCATTATATATCGTTCTTAGACTTATTGTGAAAGCAATTACGGTGTAATTCATAAACCGTTTTTGCCAACCAAAGATGTGGTAAACAAAGATTTATGCTGCATATTGTAGCATTTGATTAATTCTGACACATCCATATTTCTTAATTTTTAGTTTGGCGACACAAAATTAAGAAAATCCCCTGATAATGACGTGATGCCGCCAATCGAATTGGCTCAGGGGAGCAAAACTGTAAAAACAGATTAAGATGAATATAAGAGATGGATATTTTATCGATTCGATGGAAAATGCCCAACAGTCTATTGAAGAGAATACAGAAAGAAAGGCTGCACAAATACCTCTTGATTTGGATTCAGTGAATAAAAAATATTATATAACAGATGACGGAAATGTGTTTTTCTGCAAAATTATCAGTAATAGATGTTTTATTATTCCCAAACACCATGTTAAGCGGAAGTCGTCAGAACGATTTGTCAAATTGTCTATCGGTTCGAGAAAAGAGATACAAGTAACGGTAGCACAATGTATATATAACGCCTTCAAAGCTAAGAGATGGTTAGAGGTAAGGCCTAAATACAGAAATGGCAACAGCGACGATTATACATTATCTAACTTATATATACCATGTGAGGAGTCTGATATGATAGACATTAGTACAATGAATAATTGTACTACGTTGTATAAGAATTATTTTCGTAACATCTGTAAACATATATCTTATAAGTACGATTTACCGATGCAAGATTCAGAGGATATAGTTCAGGATGCTTTCATTTTTGTGGCTTGCAAAAGGGACAGCGGCGACATATTGGCTACATGGATATGGTACTCCAAGAAGAGAGCCATAGATTACCTATATCATATAAGACTTATTCCAGAACTTAGATTCGATATCTATTATCCTAATCCGGAATTTGAATTTCCCGTATTTCAGCTCTTAAAGGTAAAAAAGGATAGAGAGATATTGTCTATGCGTTGTAGAGGGTTTAACAATGCAGAAATAGCTAACGCGCTATCTATTAGCAAGGGGAATGTTGAAGCCAGGGTATCGCGAGCTATATCCTTGATTAAGAAAATACTAAAAATAGACATAGAATATTATGAGAAAAGATGAAGTACTTAGGTTGTTCGCAATAGAAGACTTAAAAGACCTTCCTGATGCGATAATGTGTATTCTTGAAGGAGATACCCAAAGACGTAATCTAATCTATCATGAGTTGATACGAATGAACGGTTGTGATATGTCACATGACTGGTTTCAAGAGTTATATGAAAATGAATTGTCGGAACGGAAGCAGAAAAAGCAGGATTTCACCCCCAATTCTCTCGGCATATTATGCTCGAAATTAACAAAGCAATCCGGGACGATTCATGAACCGACAGCCGGCAATGGTTCTATGATTATTGCGGATTGGTGGCAGCGTTGCTATAACTTGCTTCCTTGGGAACATTTTCCCTCCCAACACATGGTGACATGTTGGGAACTGTCATCTCGTTCCATTCCGATACTCTTGCTAAATCTTTCCATCCGTGGAATAATGGGGTATGTATATCATGGAGACGTGCTTGAAAACACTGTGAAGCAGAAATATATACTACTGAATGCCCAAGATGATACGCTCGAATTTTCGGATATAATAAAAGCTAATATTAATGATAAAATAGTGTGCGAACATGAAATTACAAGATGTATATAACGCTTGGCTACCTATGAAGGAAAAGCAGGTGAAGACTTCGACATTATCCATCTACAAGATGATATACACGAATGTGCTAAGTCCCGCCATGGGTAACGAGGATGTAGAAAATCTTAACAAAAAAACAATCATTCCATTTATTTATAACTTAATGGAAAACGAAGGGTTGTCATCAAAGTATTGCAATGACATTCTAATCGTTCTTAAGATGCTTATACATTATGCGTCCGAGGAATTCGAGATTAATGTACCGGATACCCGTTGGAAAATGGTTTGGCCTACTAAAGCTAAAACAGGCGTATCTAAAATAGAAAGGTACACAAATGCCGAATACAAGAGAATAGTAGATTATGCCATAGAAAACCCGTCACCTCGCAATCTTGGAATATTGCTTACTATCTGTACAGGCATGAGAATAGGCGAAGTATGTGCTTTGCAATGGCAAGATGTTGATTTAGACAACAAGATGATTCATGTAAACAAAACGCTTGAACGTATTTATGACCCTGATAGCAAAAAATCATGGATTGAAATAGGTACGCCTAAAACGACATCATCCGATAGATACGTACCAATAATGAAAAGTATTTTCCCGTTGGTGAAGAAGTTTAAATCCGTAAGTAACGAAGACTATTATGTATGTTCCTGCTCAAATAATTTCATCGAGCCCCGAACGTTGAGGAATTATTATAAGATTTTTATACTTGAGAAAGTAAAATTAGACCACTGTATAAAGTTTCATGGGCTAAGGCACACATTCGCCACAACTCTCATTGAGAATAAAGTGGATATAAAAACAACTTCGTCTATCCTGGGACATTCGGATGTCGGTACAACTCTTAATATATATGTTCACCCTTCCGACGAAGCTAAGAGGAATGCTATGAATGTAGGACTAAAAAGAATTTTTAGATAAAGCCTGTGAAGGTTCGCCTTAATGTAACGATTATGTCAAGTCCCGTCCACGTGTTGGTCGGGAACACGGCGAAATGGCGGAATGGTAGACGCAAGGATTAAAGAGGTTCACGATAAAAGGAATGCCACTATATGCAGAAAAGCATTCGCCTTAACCTCAACCTGCGAAGGTGCACGTGAGAATATAGATAATAGGTGAAATTCCTTCACGGCAATATCGAGTAAAATCGTCCCGGTTCGAGTCCGTGTCGCCACTACCTAATGTTGGTATTTGGTTCATTCACGAACCTTGTTTTCAGACATGGCAAGCCCCCGTTCGTGAGAATAGAGGCTTTCCTTCGGAGTTAGAACATGCGTTATTGCATTCCAGACTATAGATGAAGTATTTGTTTAGTCGCAGCCGGGCAGTCTGTGAAGATAGCCCGGTTTTTAGTTGAAACTCATTAATAACAATATAAATATGGAAAAGAAATTTACTCCTGAGAATATTCAGGAACTCAATGAAAACCAAATATTTGTTTTTGGTTCCAACATGAACGGCAATCATGCCGGTGGAGCTGCAAAATTGGCTGTAGACAAATTCGGCGCAGTCATGGGACAAGCAGAAGGAATACAAGGAAAATCCTATGCCATACCCACACTGGATAAGGACATGCAGAAAGTCTCGGAAAAAGAACTTATAGACTCTTTAGCCAATTTACGGCATTTTGCCAATGAGCATCCTGAAAAAGAATTTCTTCTTACCGCCATTGGGACGGGAATAGCGGGATTTGACACAAATTATATGGCATATATGGTTCTCAGAGCAAGCCTTCCAAGTAATGTTACTATCCCGAAAGAATTCAGCAAGATAAAAGGGTTCAAAGGCTTCAATCCTGATATGACTTGCAGGGATTTCAAATATGAGGAGGGAAAAGATTACGAAGAACCAGGTAAGATAAGCGTTTGCAGCAATGGTTTTCATTACTGCCTGCACCCCTTGGACGTATTCGGACATTATCCTCCAGCAAGCATCGACATGAACAAATTTCATGAAGTTGAAGGCAGTGGAGATATGCGCGTTGATACAGGCGATACAAAAATAGCTTGTTCAAAAATCCGCATTGGGGCAGAATTAAGCATTAAAAATATTGTAGATGCAGCCGTCAAGTTTACGTTCAGTAAATGTAAATGGACGAAAGAAAAAAATGCTACCGGCGACCGTGGTGCTGCATCGGCTACCGGCGACCGTGGTGCTGCATCGGCTACCGGCAACTATGGTGCTGCATCGGCTACCGGTAAAGAATGTATCGCTCTTGCTGCCGGAAAGGATTGTAAGGCAAAGGGGGCGTTAGGATGCTGGATTGTACTTACCGAACGCGGGGAATGGAACGGGAACACTTATCCTATCATCTCAGTCAAAGCGTTCAAGGTAGACGGGAAGTCAATCAAAGAGGACACATTCTATGCTTTAATAAATGGTGAAGCAGTGGAAGTAGAACAATAATTCATCTCAACCGCAGCAAAGGTAGCGCTATTACCGTACCAAAAGCCGTGAGCGGAACGAAGTGCGCACCGTCTCGCTTTAACCTGGTACGGGCGGTTTAAAATATGATGTAATGGAGAATGAACTTGAAGAATTGTATAAGGAGTTGAATGATGTAAGGTCTTGCGAGCTGGAATACCTTCCCAGGCATGGATACTCCTCAAAGGAAGAAGTTATACAGCTCATAGAGGAAGACATCGAGGAGTTGCGCACAGAGCTTAACGATAATCAGTATGATTATACCCCCGATGAGCTCGAAGACGAAAGGACAGCACTTTGTATCAGTCAGGGAATTTCAAGACGTTGCTAAAAATAAAGTTAAACCAACCTTTAATATTTACAATTATGAGTCTTATTAAAAAACCGAACGAATTAAGCATACCCACGACCATCAAGATGATGTTGTACGGCCAAGCCGGTATGCGTAAGACAACCACCGCATTGAGTGCCCCCAAACCGCTATTGCTGGATTTTGACAATGGCGTCAAGCGTGTAAACATGTCTCACTTGGATGGCGTAGACATAGTACAGATAACCTCATGGAGCGAAGTCCAGCAGGTGTTGCAGGAAGATTTGTCAGCTTACCAAACAATCGTAGTCGATACCATAGGAAAGATGATGGATTTCATCATATCCTATAAGTGCGGCACACGTCAGCCACAGATAAGAGACTGGGGTGGCATCAATCAGGAGTTCAGCGGACTGGTGAGGAACCTTTCCAACCTCAACAAAAACATTATCTTCGTCGCCCACCGCGATACACGGAAGGAAGGCGACGACACCGTGTTTATCCCAGCCTTACGCGAGAAATCCTACAACTCCATTGTCACTGAGCTCGATTTGCTTGGCTACATGGAGGCCAGAAACGAGAACGGGCGGGTGAAATGCACAATCACTTTCGACCCCACCAACCGCAACGACGGCAAGAACACCTGTAATCTCCCCTCCATTATGGAAGTGCCCACCATTTTGGATGCAAATGGCAACCCCACGGCAAAAAATGATTTCATAACAGCCAAGGTAATCAAACCATATCTTGCCATGCTGGCTGCCAAGAAGGCCGAAGCCGAGAAGTATGAAAAGGTCATTGCTGAAATCAAAGAGAACATCGAGCTTATTACCGATGCCAACTCAGCCAACGAGTTTGTCGCCCACATCAACGAGTTTGAACACATCGGCAGTTCCTTGATGATGGCGAGAAGCCTGTTTGAAGCAAAGGTAAAGGCTTTGGGGTTGGTATTTGACAAGAAAACCAAAACTTATTCAGATGCAGCAGCCTAAGTACAAATTTTACGCCACTATTCTCGATTCCTTTTGGGGATATCTGAATAGTGATGTGATTTGGGATAAATATTGGGGGTGGTCAGAACAGCCACCCCATAGCCCCGAAGAGTTTCACGAACAACAGTTTCAAGAACTGATAGACCGGATTAACCGCAAGCCGTTCGATAGTGAAGTAGCCGACAAGGGTACTTGTTTTAATGAACTTGTAGACGCTTTGATTGAAAACCGCAAACCGAACGATATAGAGGTAGAACGCATAACAGATGATAGTGGGAAAATGTGGTATCGTGCCACCTATAACAATCGGATATTTACGTTCCCTGTGTCATTATGTACCGAGTTCTCTAACTACTTCAAAGGTGCGTTAACCCAGCAAAGAGTAGAAGCAATCCTGCCTACTGCATACGGTAATGTTTTAGCTTATGGAGTAATTGACGAACTGATGCCTACCAGCGTCCACGACATCAAAACAACCGGAAGTTATACCGTAGGGAAGTTCAAAGACCACCATCAACATTTGGTTTACCCTTACGCTTTGATGCAGAACGGTTCGGATGTGCGGACGTTTGAGTATAACATTGTAGAGTTCAACAAAGGCGGTTATGTGTAGATACCTATACGGAAACATACGTTTTCAATCCGGAGCGTGATATTCCTATTCTTACTAATCATTGTGAGGAGTTTATCCGGTTCTTGGAAGAAAACAGAGAACTTATAACCGATAAAAAGATATTTGGAGGAGAAAATAATGAGTAAAAGTGTCAATCAGTGCCTTATTATAGGTAACGTAGGCAAAGACCCCGAAACAAGGACGCTTGATAACGGCGTAAAGGTTTCCACATTCAGCGTTGCAACTTCTACGGGAGGTTATAAAAAGCAGGACGGAACAGATGTGCCAGAGAAAACGAGCTGGCATAATATTGTCGCATGGCGTGGCATTGCCGATATTGCAGAAAAGTATATCCACAAAGGGGATAAGGTAACAGTGTTCGGCACTATCAGTTACCGGGAATATGAGAAAGACGGAATCAAGCGGTATATAACAGACATACTTGCTTATGACATTGTTTTGGGAGGTCGGTCTGAAAGTTCGTCCTCAAGACCTGCCATAACAGAGAGCGACGCGCCACAACAAAGCGATTTTCCACCAATGCAAAATGTTGGTGACGACCTTCCGTTCTGATGTGTAACCTATAAACATATAATATCATGCTGTACGAATTTAAGCTTAAAGTAAACAAAGTTAACGAGAAAGGCGATGAAAAGGAAGTCACCGAACATTACATTACCGATGATGAACTTTTCGGGCATGTAGAATTAAAAGGCAATGAACTGTATAACGGCGATTGTGATGTTTTCGCAATCAGCCGAAGCAAGATACGTGAGATTGTCAATGAAAAGCAGGAAGATGAGTTCTTCTATAAGGTTACTCTCGTTGAGATTTTCGTAGACGACAACGGCAAAGAAAAAGAGAACAAGTATTATGTTCTAATAGCTGCAAAAGACATGGACGATGCCAACAAAAAGGCAGCGGAATACATGAAGCAAGGGCTTCAAGACATGAAGTTGGATGCCATAGCCAAGACAAAGATATTAGACTTGATATAATTAACCAAACGCCCTCTGCTCACGCAGAAGCCCCGTGAAAGGTTCGGGTTAAGTGATTTATACTTTAGCTAATTGTTAACTACTCTTCCCGGTGTGGTTTGACCACCTATCCGGAAGCAATTTGTTAACCTGCCTGCCCGGTCTGTGAAGATATGGCGGGCAAACGGGGAATATGGTAGCGTTGAACGTATTGGACGGTTATTCTTTTTGATTGCCAATTAGTATTAGTTATTCATTAGTTTATTATCATCTACCATCCAGCAAAACAACGTGCTCTGTTCGATTCGGAGCTCCCCACTAAATATAACTTATCATGAAACTTACAATAACCAAATCCGAACTTGCAATCATTCATAAGCTTGTGATAGACCGTAAACACGACATCCACAATATCGGTGGTGACAGCAAACAGTGTGAAGTACTTAGCAAGCTGGGCAAGAAGATTGCAAGGCAGGTAAATAAATCCTACAAGACATGAAGCCTTACGTAATAACCTCTGCGGTTCTTGTTACCTATGATGGGAAGAAGATACCGTTAGAGCGTATAAGAAGTGAGATAATAACCCGACCTATCCAGTTGACTAAAGAAAGGATACTTGATGCTTTCTCCACGATGAGAGACAAACCGGTGGATGTGGAACTTAAAATAAAGTATATATGAGACATTTAGAAGATAATCTCCAAAAATCTATAATTAAATATTGGGACTTGAAATATCCTAAATGGAAGAAACGGCTTGCTTGTGTTCCCAACGGAGGAAAGCGCAACGCCATTGAAGCCGCAAAATTCAAGCAAATGGGCGTTCGGGCTGGATTCCCCGATTTAATTCTCCTTATCCCCAACAAGTTCTATCCATTTTGTGGAATAGAATTGAAGATAAAGACTGGCAGGCAATCTGAACATCAGAAAGAATATCAGAAGGAGTTTGAAAGTATTGGCGCTAAATATGTCGTTGTCCGGTCACTTGATGAGTTTATAAAAGTTGTAAACGATTATTTGAAAGATGTATGACAATGGCAAAGGATAGCTTTAAAGTTCCCTCAATCAAAGAAGTTGTCAAAGAGATAGAACATATACCAAAATGTCCCAGGAGCGGAGAGATAAACATTTTGCATTTGTATATGGAAAGAAAACGTTTATCCCTTTCTAACAAAGATTGATTTACGATGGATGGATTTATAAAACTAAGCCGCAAGTTCTTCTCGAATGAATTGTGGAATGAAGCCCGGACTTTTAGCGGTTGCGAAGCGTGGTTGGACTTGATACAGTCTGCACGATTTGAGGCAACGTCCCGAAAGGTGAGTATCGGAGGTCGAGAAGTGGTCTGTAATCGTGGGCAATATCCAGCTTCCATACGTTTTTTATCAAGACGGTGGAGATGGACGGAAAGAAAGGTAAGAACATTTTTGGCACACCTTAAAAGCGAAGGTATGATTACTACTGACGACACACAAGGCGTTACCATGATAACCCTTTGCAAATATGATGAATATAACAGCAGTGACACACCAAACGACACAACATTTGACACATCTATATTAATGCAAATCAATAAATTACAGTCGCAAGTGACACACCTTTTGACACAACAAGTGACACAGCCGTCTAAAAAACGACACACGGGTGACACAAATACTAAGAAAGGAGAAGATAATAATAAAGAATCTCCTAACGGAGATAAGAAAGAAGCCGAGGCTTCTTCATCCGCTTCTTTAAATCCGGATTTTATTAAATTCAATGATTGGTTGAAACGGAAAGCGCCTTTCTGTAGTAACCCTAAAAACTTTTCTACTCAAATCACGGAAACCGAGTTCCTAAAACTCAAAGAAAAATATACGGGTAAACAGATAGCCGACATTATCGAGCAGATAGAGAACCGGAAAGATTTACGTAAACGATATACCAACCTATACAGGACGGTATTAAATTGGGCAAAGAAAGAGTATGGAAGTTAATGTACAATTACGTGACGAGGAAGCAGAGAAAATCGTTCTCGGCACTATTATCGCAGAACGTGACGCAATAGAGCAAGTAAGGGATATTCTAACCGAAGAATGCTTCTATAACCATTTCCATGCGGAAATATACAAGGCGGTACTGCAGGTTGTATCATCGGGGAATAGAGCTGACCTTGTTTTCGTAAAGGGTAAGCTGGAAGAAAACGGAGTGAAATTCGATATAGTTGAGTACATGAAGATTGTATCATGCCATACTTTCGATTTGTATCAATACGCTTCAAGGCTCCAAGACCTACATATCCGAAGAATGTTTTACTCTATAGGGCAATATCTTGTTTCCAACTCATATACTGAAGCGGAAGACATTGAAGATGTTGCAAAAAAAGTCAATGACGACATGGCTTCATTGTTCAAATCAAGCAGCACGACCGTTTCCTCAATAAATGAAGGAATTGAAAATGTGTACAAAATGATTAATGATAACCTATCCGGAAGTAAGCCGCTTACCGGAACTCCGACAGGATTTGAGAAGATAGACGCCAAATCCGGAGGATTGCAGAAGTCTGACTTGATAATTGTTGCAGGTGAAACCTCTCAAGGAAAAACGAGCCTTGCAGTGTCTATGATGCGCAATGCGAGCCTTTCGGGTGCAAGGATAGCCATGTATTCAATGGAGATGAAAAAAGAGCAAATTGCGGCTCGTATTCTCTCTATGGAAAGTGGAGTACCAGCCAATCAAATCATGTATTCGAGGCTCACCGATTCACAGATACAAGCCATTGACAAGGGGGTTGGAAATATCGCGGGGAAAAGCATATATTTTGACGACCGGAGCACATCAAACATAGACACAATCATATCCTCTATCCGTTACATGAAGATAAAGCATGATATTGACGGTGCCGTGATTGACTATCTGCAAATATTGAATGTCAATATGAAAGGAGCTAATAAGGAGCAGCAGATGGGTGATGTGGCAAGGCGGTTGAAGAACCTTGCAAAAGATTTGGATATATGGATTATCGCTCTTTCCCAATTAAACAGGGATAACCTTAATCCGGTTCCCACTCTTGCACGACTTAGAGATAGTGGACAGATAGCGGAAGCTGCCGATGTGGTTATTCTCATATATAGGCCGGAAGTAAAAGATAAGCCTTATCCGGATGAGTTTAAGAATGTAAGCACGAAAGGTACTGCTATGATTGATATTGCCAAAGGGCGTAATATCGGATTACTGAAATTTATATGCGGTTTTGACGCATTGACAACCAGATTCTATGATTTGGATTATGTGCCAATCGGTAACATGAATGAATCCATCCAAGAGGAACAGCCTTTCTAACAGAGTATAATGGCAAAGAAAAAAGAACCCCTCTCCCCCGTCCACTGCCACCAATGCTCATACGCCAAAGACTTTATCGGAAACTCATGCCTCTGTAAGGCTAAAGGTCATAGGGTATGCGCATGTGACAGGTACGGAAGGATATGTGAGAATTTTAAGAAAAAATAATTTATGGATACAGAACTTGAAAAGAAAATCGAACAATTGGAGCGGCAGCGTGACGATGCACTGCGCATACGCTGCCCGTTAGTGGCAAGGAAATACCAGCGGATGATTGACGGGCTTGCCAAAGAGAGCAGGAACAGGAGTACGGACAAAACAGAAGCAAAAGGCAATGACTACTGATACGGCAACCAGGATAATCAGCAAGTATGAGAGCCTTGTAGTCTTGTGCACTTACAACATACTGTTCACTAATGACATCTGTTGCGGGCAGGTTATCGAGTGCCTGCATGCGATGAAACGCACGCCTTATTACAGACATGCGTTCAAACGGTACCTGAATGACGCCGACAAGGCAAGAAAGGAATACGAGCGTACCGTAAACAGGGTTATCGGCACAGACCGCAGCGGGTTCTTCGCCGAATGCAACGACAAGTACACGGAAGAAGTGAACAAGCATGTGGAGATGCTGTACTGGCAGTTCAAGCAGGTGCTTGATAACAACGGCATAGCGCATTCCGCAGAGCTTGCAAGGTTTGAACTGGCAAGGACGTTGTGCGACTACGCCTGCATCCAGTTTGACATAGGAGTCGATGAGCTCCGGAAGAAGGACACACGGTTTAAGGGCTTTACGCTGGACTACCTGAAACTGGCTAATTTGGCAAGGATGATGAACCTTGCTTCCGACAGTTTGAAAATCAGCAAAACGGTCAATATGAACGCAGAGCGGTGGGCGGCATTCAATGTATTGACAAGCAAGCTGTCGGATGCGGATAATATTGCCAATGCGATAAAAGTTTAGTGAGATGAAACTGATTTATAACCTTATAACTCTCCTCATGGACTGGCTGTCGGTAGAGGTCGGAGCGGATGAAGAGTGGTTTTGAATATATGACAATGAAGAAAAACGAACTAACGCACGGTTCTCTGTTCAGCGGTATCGGCGGCTTTGAGTTAGGGGCTGAAATGGCGGGAATTGAGACTTTGTGGAATTGTGAGATTGAAAAATTTCAAGGTGAAATATTAAAAACAAGATTTCCTCATGCAGAGAGATTTACAGATATTACAAAAACGGCAGGACTCCGATATGTGGACATCATTAGTGGAGGATTTCCGTGTCAAGACATCAGCGTTGCCGGAAAACGTGAGGGTATTAAAGGGAAACGCTCAGGGTTGTGGAGTGAAATGCACAGAATTATACGGGAAATTAGACCTAAGTACGTCATCGTTGAAAACTCGCCAGCTCTCGTTATTTCCGGTCTCGAACAAGTGTTATGCGACTTTTCCAAAATCGGGTATGATGCGGAATGGCAATGTATATCAAACTACGCTTTTGGATACCCACACAAAAGGGAAAGACTTTATCTTATTGCCTACTCCGACAAAATCGGACTGCAAAGCAACATACGCAAACATGGGAACTTTGATTCGATATTTAAACAGTGGGCATCAGATACGAGTGTCGGATATTCTTGCGCAAAAAGGATTCTTGAAATCCCAGCGCATAGCATTGTTAGAAATGATGATGGGTTTTCCAATTGGACACACAGAGTTGGCGCTATAGGGAATGCTGTTAATCCAACTGTGGCAAAATACCTGTTCGAGTGTATTAAAATATTTGACAGTGAATTGAAGTAGTATAAAAACGGAAAAATATTAAACTATGCCGATAAGCGAAGTATATAACATTGACTGCATGACGTATATGCAGTCTATCCCGGACAAGTTCTTTGGTTTGGCTATTGTAGACCCTCAATACGGAATAGACATCATGCACAAGGGCGGAATGCCCAAGCATCTCGGGTTCAAACAGTACGAACGCAAGGACTGGGACAGAAAACCGCCCGGCAGCGGGTATTTTAAGGAGCTGTTCCGGGTTAGCAAAAATCAGGTGATTTTCGGCGGCAATTATTTCATCAGGCATTTATCTCCCAAGATGGGCTGGATAGTCTGGGATAAGGGACAGCACGGGTTGACAATGAGTGACGGTGAACTGGCGTGGACGAGCTTCGACAAAGCCCTGAGAATAATTACCCTGAACAGATGTACGATAGGCGAGTATGGCGGCAATATCCACAGATGCCAGAAGCCGGTCAAGTTGTATGCTGAAATACTGGGTTGGTATGCCAAGAAAGGCGATAGGATTCTCGATACCCATTTGGGAAGCGGGAGCAGCAGGATAGCTGCCTATAAGCTGGGATTTGATTTCTATGCCACAGAGATAGACAAGGAATATTTTGAATCCCAGGAAGAACGTTTCCGCCGGGAATGTTTCGGTGAGACAAAAACCGGGAAAGGAACTTTGGTGCAGACAAGTTTATTTTGAAAAGCAAAATTAGTATGATACAAAGTATTGGCGCATTTAAGTACTGGCTCCGGATACACGGCTATCGCCTGGAGTGGTTCGGTACTGGAACAAAAAACAATCCGATAAAGGTTAAATCTAAAAAGAAAGATTAGCTTATGTTTAAAAGAAGAAAAGATGAAAAATTAAGGCTGTGCTTAGTAAAGCAAGCTGGGTTTACATTGGATGAAATTCCATTAGTTTACGCTTTTGTTAAAGGCTCTAATGAAGCATTGTCGGAGCTTCAAGAGTTCCGACAATGGAAAATGTATAAAGAGAAGCAAAAGGTCGAATACAACCTTTAGTCTTTCTCTACAAGCAACGAAATGACAAATACAGGATAAGGCTGCCCGTCTTTCCCTATTTGATGATTAAATGTCGTAGAGACAATCTGTTTGACATTCCATCCCTTTTCATTCAGTTGCTCGGTTACATCATCCAAATTCATTCCATAGGAATCAATGACGTTAAAACGTCGGGAGAAAGTTAAAATTCTTTGTTGCATAGCATTAAAATTTAAAATGTGACACAACAAAAGTAATAAAAATCGGGCACGTAATCCATTCCTTATGACAAAGTTTAAAATGTGACAATTTTATCCTTACGGATGCGTGCCCTCCTAATCGAAATATTTATGAAACAGACATTGGAGGAAGCAGCAAAAGGATTTACAAAATCAGTAATTGATTCATTCGGAACAAATGGAGTTCCGAATAGTATTTCTGCAATTAAGGGAATGATTGCTCTTGGGTTTAAAAGTGGTGCTGAATGGCATGCCAGGCAATCGCCGTGGATAAGCGTTGAAGAACGGTTGCCGGAAAATACAGGTTGGGTATTTGTGGCAGGTGGGTGCTATAAATATCGTGTCCTGTTTTACTGTGGAGGTAAGTTTTATACAGGTGAAGACTTAACAACATACGATGGAGGAGTTCTTTTTTGGATGCCTATCCCCTCTTTCGATGAGATACTCGAAGCCAACAAGGATGTACTGGAACGGATTAAGGAGAAAGGAGATTAAATATGAGAAAGATTGTACAGTTAGAAGAATACGAGTATAATAAGCTTGCAGACCTTGCCAATCTCAATGAGAAACAAATCGAAAAACGTGCCATTGACCTATGGAAAGAAAAAGGCGTGGCAGATATAACAATCAAGATAAATGCTGGAAGAGACTATAATGATTGCTGTCGTATTGATTGCGATACATCTTTCTTTTATAAAGATGATAGGTTCTACATTCCAGAGAATGTACGGGTGAGATTCAGGAAAATCATCAAAGAAAATGTGATGTGGAATATTGAAGAACGGTTCGGGGGCTTAAAAGAAGCGATAAACAACCTCAATCGGAAAGCTAAATGGATTAGTTATACAAAATTCATATTTTACATGATGGCTTTGTCCGGTTGGGCTGTAGCTGCCGTGTTGTTTCTTATGCGTTAGGGGAAAGGAGATAAATTATGAAAATGAAAACTTACAAACAAGTTGAGGTTGACGCTACATACATGTATGTCAACACTGCGGTTCGCTACTGGGAAGATTCGGAGGTGAACGGGGAAAGAGATATTGATTTTCACGAAAGCAAAGGAGAGGGCGTGCCACTTATGCCCTGTGCCGTTAAGATAAAAGAGAAACCTACTGATTCCATATATTCGAACCATTACCGGTGGCAACCGATTATAGACATTGAGAAAGGGAAAATCATCAATTGGGAGGAAGGAACCACCGCAAGCGTGCATTACAAAGTCTGTGACGAATTCTCATGTGACATTAAAGATTCCAACGGCAATACCGTTTACGAATATGGCGGTTATGTTCCTGAAATAATGTGCCCTAAAGATAGAGGATATGGCGACTACATCATTATGGATATTGATGAGAAGGGATTCATTCGGGGTTGGAAAAATCATTTGATTAAAGACATTGTGGGAGAAGAAAGGGAGGAATAATTATGAAATCAAAACAAGTATTATCAATCGAACAAATGAAGCACTTGCAGGAGCTTGGATTAGATACGGGTGATGCAAGTATGTACTGGAAAAGGGTATCACATGGAAGCCGTATTGATGATAAATCGAAAGGTAAATGGTTTTTGAGTTTACAGAAGGAGTTTCAAACTTGCGGGTTTATGTCGTATGAAACACTTCCTACTTATACCTTGCAGGACATCATACAGAGGTTACCGCCCTCTATCAATATATGTATGCTGCATATATATCCTGCTGCTGACTTGTGGTATTTCGTGTACATGGATTCTTACACCCGTACTATTCTAAGCACGAAGTATAGTCCGGATATTATGAATGCAGCCTATCAGATGTTGTGTTGGGTGATTGAAAACGGACATTTAGAAACAAACAAGTAATGATATGGAACGAATAGTAGAATTAAGAGGATTAGAAGGAGTATATTGTAGTGATGTAGTTCATGCTTATATGTCTTGCAATGCAGAAGACGTTCAAAAAGCTTTGGAGATTGGGATTCCATGTACTGGAGCAAATGACTACGGAGCGTATAACATCTATTTTGACGATTACGGAAGAATATGTTTTGAATATATGCAACGTTGTGTAACAAGAGAATACAGATACGTTGAATCAATAGAAGAGGCTATAGACTGGATGAATAGATTTATGAATAATGGAGGTTGATTATGGGTAAATATAGATACAGAGAAGTAAAGAACTATATCCACAACGAACTAAAGTTGACTAAAGAGGATATAAAGGAAATTATGATTCCAATCGTGAAAGAAGAAGTCAAACGTATCTTTCATAACACCTACGGAAACGACGTTGATATAGAGAGGTGGGTTCGTTGTATGGTTTCCAACGAGATACAAAGACATGGTGATTACTCTATGATAAGGAATTTATGCAGGGAGATAATTAAGGAGGAAATTGCTGATAGGTTGTCAATTGATATAAGCCTTAAAAGAAAAGGAGATGAAATCATGTTGAACGAACAAGAACCGTAAAACACATAGGAAATGAGCAGGTTTGAGAAAGAGATACTTCCTTTTATGGAAGAAATGATTATGAAAAAGCTCCGTACATATAACGTATATAGCATAAATGAGTACGAAGACATACGGAAGGCGGTGAGATATTCAATAAGGTTTTGTAAGAAAAATAAAATTGTTAGATATGGAAGTAAAGAATGGAATAATAATAGACGGAGTGCTGCATGAAGGTTTAGA